GATCCTATTTTTGATTTTGTACCCGGTAAGAAAATTTACATCCCCAAGAACAGCAGTTTAAGAACAGTACTAGGAATATAATATGGTAGCTATCGTTGGAGCCACATCAGGATTATTATCAGCAGGCGCCGGCTTGTTAGGAGTTGGCAGTTCTCCTTTGGGATCTGCATTGCCTTCTCCCAACATTTTATCTAAGTATGCCAGTTACAATTATGTGTTAAGCCTCAGTGCTCTTACCGTAGAAGATATTAACTATCCAGATATTTCATACAAAGCCGGCAAAGTACTGCCATTAATTTGTAAATCAGCTGGTGCTGATCCTGAGAATCGAGTTAAAACATCTTACGGCAAATATGATTTTTATATAGACAACGTGACTTTTGAAAGTGCATTAGCTCTGGCTAGTGCAAAGTCTACTAGTGTGTCTACTGTACAATTTGATGTTTACGAGCCTTACAGTATTGGGGTATTCATGTTGGCCTTGCAACAAGCCGCATTCGATGCTAACTTTGCAAACTGGAGGGATGCTCCATTTTTATTAACAATTGAATTTAGAGGAAATACAGAAACTGGATTAGTAAAAAATATTCCATTCACTGCTAGACATATTCCTATTAAATTTACCACAGTCAATCTAAAAGCTAATGAAGCTGGCTGCAAATATAACATCAGTGCGTATGCAACACAATCTCAAGCGTTGACTACCAAAGTGGCTAATTTAAAAACTGATGCAGTTCTCAAAGGAACAACTGTACAAGAAGTTTTACAGACAGGTGAGCAAAGTTTACAAACAGTTATTAACCAGTACCTTGAAAGTATGGTGAAAGATGATCAAGTTAAAATTGCTGATAAAGTGGTAATTCTTTTTCCTAAAGAAGAAGCATTGCCCAGCGGAAAATCGACTCCAGGCGGAGCCGAAAGTGCAGATTCAAAAAAGGGTGCTACCTTTACTCCTGAACAAATCACTAGTGATGCGGCAGCAGTTGCCAAGCGAATTGGAGTAAGTGAAACTAAGTTAACACAATCTGCAGGAGCAGTAAATGAGTTAGGCGCAGCCAGTATGGGCTGGTCATTGGAGCGAAAAGGAGATCCTATACCAGGCGTAGACAAAGCTGTCTACGATCCTAGTAGTAAAACTTTTGTGCAGGGAAAACTAGTCGCCAAACCGGATGACGGTACTTTAAAGTTTAGCCAGGACATGGACATTACATCAGTCATTGACCAAGTATTGTTGACCAGCGATTATCCAAGAACTGCATTGACTCCTGCCCAGTTAAAAGACGGATTTAGAACATGGTGGCGAATTGAAACACAAATTTATTATATTAAGTCACCTGAAAATTTAACCTTAACTGGATCTTATCCTAGAGTTATAGTATATAAAGTGATACCATTTTTAGCACACTCTAGCAGAATATCCGCACCTAGTGCTCCACCGATTGGCCAAGACAAAATTAAAAAACAAATAGTTAAACGATACGATTATATCTATACAGGTAATAACAGTGAAGTTTTAAAATTTGATATAGAATATTCAGCTTCTTTTGCCGCAGTTTTGTCATCTTCTGCGTATAAAAAAACTGCTGGAGAGACCACAAGAGGTCAGCATAGCGAAGTTGCTAAATCACAAAATGAAGACACTGCGAGTATTCCAGAAGGCAAGCCTCCTGTAAAACCGCCTGCTGGTTCTCATACCAATATGAATTCTAATACTGCAACCTCAACGCCGCAAGACGGTATTGGCGGCGGAGGTTCAGACACTACCGCACAGCGAGCTGCCAAGATATGGCATTCTGCAATTAATAATCCGTACGACATGATTAATTTAGAGTTGGAAATATGGGGAGATCCATATTGGATTATAAACAGCGGTATGGGTAATTATACATCTAAACCGGTTGAAGGAGTCAAAGATCTTAATAAAGATGGCTCTTGTAATTGGCAGACTAGTGAAGTACACATATGGGTTTATTTCCGTAGTCCGTTAGATGTGAACCAGACTACAGGTATGTATGATTTTAAATCGCAAAATCATACCGAAAGTTTATCATTGTCCAGCAAGGCCGGTCCTGCAATAGGTTTCAGTGGAATCTATTGTGTCAACAGAGTTACTACTTATTTTAGACAAGGCCAATTTAGACAAGTGCTAAGAGGTTATAGAATGAATGGACAAGAATTTACTGGCACTGCTACCCCAGATCAAGTATTTGGATTAACTCCGGGAAGAGTATGATCGATAAAAATAACGACACAGTATCTCCTAATATATCGTTGCCTCCGGCTGGAATTTATCTAGCCACGGTAGTCAGTCATATGGACACTACCTTTATGGGTGTGCTTCAGGTTAGATTAGAAAGAGTAGCAGGTAGTGACACATATGCAGGTATGCTGTATCCAGTAAAGTATATGACACCTTACTACGGAGTTACACAAGATCTAGAATCAGAAACCAACGACTACGATAATACTCAAACTAGCTATGGTATGTGGATGGTGCCGCCTGATAATGGAACAACTGTAATTGTAGTTTTTGCAGCCAACGATAAAAAGTTTGGTTACTGGATCGGATGTGTGCCTGACTTGAACAAAAATTTTATGTTGCCAGGCATTGCCGCAACAAAGTATGTTGTTGAAGGTGGCGGCAGAATACCTGTGGCAGAATACAATAGCACAGCAACCGGCACAATTAATAATGCCACTAAGGCAAAAAAACCAAGACATCCGTTAGCAGATGCTTTGGAAACACAGGGCTTGCTTAAAGACGACATCCGAGGAATTACTACCAGTAGCGCAAGGAGAGAAGTTCCTAGTGCAGTATTTGGAATCAGCACACCTGGTCCCGTTGACAAAAATGGTCGATTTGCAACTTATGGTTCGTTTGGAGAAGAAATAGAAGCACCGGGTGCTACTAGATTAGGCGGCACTACTTTTGTAATGGACGACGGTGATGATAAATTCTTAAGAAAGACGTTAGCGGGCGAAGGCCCTCCGGAATATGCACCTAGTCCAGACGGTCTACCACAGGTGCCACACAACGAACTGGTACGTATTAGAACAAGAACTGGACATCAAATACTGTTACACAACAGTGAAGATTTAATTTATATTGGAAACGCCAAAGGAACTACTTGGATAGAATTAACCAGCAACGGCAAGATTGATATCTTTGCCGAGGACAGTATCAGTATCCATACTAAAGTGGATTTAAATATCAAAGCAGATCGAGATATTAATTTAGAAGCAGGACGAAACGTCAACATCAAAGCTGCCGAAAAAACACACGTTGAATCAGGCACTGACACTGAAATAGTATCAACTGTAGATACCAAAATTACCAGCGGCGCAACTTCTCACATTAATAGTGCAAAAACACATCTCGAAACAGCTGGCAAAGTTTACATGAACAGTGCTAAAAATCCAGCACAGCCTGCAATTCCACTAAAAACTTTTTCTTCAACAGATGAATTAGGAACAGCGCAAGAGTCGATCATGCTACGTGTGCCAAGTCACGAGCCATGGCCGCACCACGAAAATTTAAATCCGTTGGCAGTAACCCCAGAGTTGACTGACAGAGAAGCTGGATCTGCAATTGCAGTGCCTGAAAGCTGGGACAAATATACACTGGGTCCAGAAGTTGATCCGTTCGAACACTTATTGCCAGCAGGGCAAGGAGAACAAACATGAGTTCTAATGTAAAATTATATGACAAAATAGTATTATCTCCTAGTCTAAGAGCAGACGTTACTGCTCCTAAAATGTATAAAGGTTTCAGTACTGTCAGCTCGGATACTGATAATTTTAGCCTTTATGATTTCCAACTGATACAACAAGACTTATTAAATCATTTTAATGTACGCCAGGGTGAAAGATTAATGAATCCAGAATTTGGAACAATAATCTGGGATTTATTATTTGAGCCTTTGACAGAAGAACTTAAAGAAATAGTCATACAAAATGTGAATCAAATCATTAACTATGATCCTAGAATCAGTGCAACACAGGTAATTGTTACCCAATACGAAACTGGGTTACAGATCGAATGTGTGTTGACATATCTGCCCTACAACATATCGCAAAGCATGAGAATACAGTTTGATCAGACAAATGGTATATTGTTAGGATAAACTACCCAGATAATTTTGTTCGATAAATATAGTTATATAGGATAAATCATGAGTGTAACGACTAGACAAAATAGATTATTAATCAACGAAGATTGGAAAAAAGTTTATCAATCTTTCCGTAATGCAGACTTCCAAAGTTACGATTTTGAAAATCTACGTCGCACTATGATTGATTATATCCGTCAAAACTATCCTGAAGATTATAACGATTATATCGAGTCTAGCGAATACCTTGCCCTAATCGACCTTATTGCGTTCTTGGGCCAAAGCATAGCTTTCCGCGTTGACTTAAATGCCCGTGACAACTTCTTAGAGTTATCCGAACGTCGTGAGTCGGTATTACGTCTAGCACGTATGCTGAGTTATAATGCTAAAAGAACTACCAGCGCCAGCGGCCTGTTAAAATTCACAACTGTTTCAACCACAGAAAACGTCATCGACAGCAACGGCAGAAACATGTCTAATCAGATTATTTCTTGGAATGATCCAAGTAATTCAAACTGGTACGATCAATTTATTAAAGTTTTAAATGCAGCCATGCCAAGAACACAACAGTTCGGGAATCCTGCAGATAACGCAACTATATACGGAATACCTACACAACAGTATAGATTACAAAGTGCAACTACTGGCGTTCCGGTGTTTGCATTTACCAAAACTGTAGCAGGCCGTCCTATGAACTTTGAAGTTGTCAGTACAACTTTTAAAGGACAAACAGTTATATACGAAGAAGCTCCAAGAATTGGTAATAACATTTCGTTAGTATACCGAGATGACGGCCGCGGGCCCGGCAGCGCCGGTTCTGGATTCTTTATGAGATTTGTACAAGGGTCACTTAATACCGGTACATTTACAATCACACAGCCTAGTAATAACGAATCAATAGACATTGACGCAGAAAATATCAACAATGATGATTTATGGTTGTACAAGTTAGATCAAGACGGCAACGATGCAGATGCATGGACACAAGTTTCTAATCTTGAAGCAAACAATATTATCTATAACAGTATAAACAAAGATGTCAGAGACATTTACAGTGTAATTACTCGAGCATCGGATGCAGTAAGTTTACAATTTAGTGACGGCACATTTGGTAATTTGCCTATAGGAACATTCCGCACTTATTATAGAGTAGGCAACGGACTGGCATATACTATTAATACTCAGGATATACGTAACGTTACTGTTAACATACCTTACACATCAAATTCTGGACAACGAGAAACTTTGACATTGTCATTGTCGTTGGCCAGTAGTGTGTCAAACTCTGCAATAACAGAATCAAACGACAGTGTCAAAGCCAACGCACCTCAAACATACTATACACAAAATCGTATGATCACAGGTGAAGACTACAACATCAGTCCTTTATCTGCCAGTACACAAGTTGCAAAAATTAAAGCAGTAAACAGAACAAGTTCTGGAATCAGTCGTTATTTTGATTTGTCAGATCCTACCGGGAAATACAGCAGTACTACATTATTTGCAGATGACGGCATTTTGTATGCGGAAGAGTTTGAATCATTTGCGAGATTTTCTTATCAAAATAAAACAGATATTGAAGGTATAATCTACAACAACATCTTTGACATTTTACAAGATATTAATTTACGAAACTATTATTACGATAAGTTTATTAATTTCGTCACAGCTAGTCTTGACATTTTATGGTATAATGTAACATCTGACAGTACTTCGTCCAGCGGCTATGTAGGCGCAGCCTCAGGCAACACAATTTATAAAGTAGGTTCGTTTACTGCAACAGATTTAAAATATTTTAGAGCAGGCTGTTTAGTAAAATTCTCAGCACCAGCAGGATACTATTTTGACACATTGAACTCGAACAGATTAGTGCAGGGTACTGCAACTTCAGCAGGTTCAACCACAGTGATATGGGCAGAAGTTGTCAGCGTAGTAGACGACGGCACTGCGGCAGGAACTGGCATACTATCAACAGGGTTTGGAGCAGTCACATTGAATAGAGTAGTGCCTGGCGGAATTCCAGGGCCTAACAGTACAACAATCAGACCAATTATTAGTCAAATTATTCCTAAATGGAGAACTGTAATCGACAGTTCTGTCATTACAACTATGGTAGATTTAATATTTGCAAATAAACCGTTTGGTTTGCGATACGATGCAGTTAATCAAGTATGGTCTATTATATTTGAATTAAACCTTGATGCTAAGAGTAATTTTAGTCTAGGTAAGCAAGGAGATCAAACTAATCTAGGACAAGATGCCAGCTGGTTATTATTGTTCACCACTGACAATGAGTTTTATACAGTTACTTCTAGAGTACAACAGTATATTTTTGAAAGTAAAGATCAAGTTAGATTTTATTTTGACAGTAGCAACAAGATCTATGACAGCAAATCTAATTCAGTTGTTAAGGATTTAATAAAAGTTTTAAGTATTAACACAATACCAAATTCAACCATCCCGTTCACATTAGATCAACCGTGGGATATTGTTAAGGAATATACTGGTCTAGACGGATATGTAGATACTAAAAAATTAGTAGTAACATTTGCAGATACTGACGACAACGGAGTAGTTGATAATCCTGAGTTGTTTCTCAATATTGTTGCGCCACCTGCCATTACAGAAACAAATTCAGAAGTGCTTCAAACAAAATATATTGTGCAAGAAAAATATGTGATCAGTCAAGGTCAAGAAGATTATAGATATTTTGATAATACCAATAAAACTGTAATAATCAAAAAGACTCAGTCCTCTATTTCAAATAGTGAAAAAGTCACAGGTCAGTATTTTTACATTGTTGATACTAACACTGTAGTAAAAATTAATACAGCGTTACAGAATCCATTTGTACCAACATTAGATTATAAAGTATTTTTAGGAAGAGACGGTATTAAATTTCAATATATTCACAATGCCGATTATGAAACACGTTTAGATCCAGGTGCAAGTAATATTATAGATATCTATATCTTAACAAAGACATACGATACTAGATTTAGACAATGGCTATCAGGTGCAATTGCAACTAAACCGTTGCCTCCAAGTTCTAGCGAGTTGTATGATTTAGTATCATCGAGTTTAAATCTAATTAAATCTATTTCGGACGAGATAATTTATCATCCTGTAAACTATAAAATTTTATTTGGTACAACTGCAACGCCTGATGTACAGGCCAGTTTTAAAGTTATTAAAAATCCAGGACGAGTGGTATCTGACAACGATATAAAAACTCGAGTAATAGCCGCAATTGAAGAATTTTTTGCTTTAGAAAATTGGGATTTTGGCGATACATTTTATTTTACTGAACTGTCGACATATGTTATGACACAATTAAGTCCGGATATTTCTAGTTTTGTTATTGTTCCCCGATTGGGAGGATTAACATTTGGTAGCTTGTTTGAAATTAAATCAGCAAGCGATCAACTGTTTGCCAACGGAGCAACAGTTGACGATATTGAAATCATCTCAGGAATCACTGCAACTACTATCAAGTCGATTGCAGGCACAACTGTAGATTCAACCACTACATCACAAAATACCACAAGTTCTTCATATGGGGCAAACAATGGCTGATAGTATCAATCCAACAGGTAACAAGAAATCTAGTACAGAATTATTACCTAAATATTATAGAACAGACGCTAATAAAAAGTTCTTACAAGCTACAGTTGATCAGTTAGTTCAACCCGGCACGATTAAAAAAATCAACGGATATGTAGGAAGACAAAATTCAAAATCTACATCTGGTGCTGATATCTTTATCAAAGCTTCAGATGCAAGTAGACAAAACTATCAACTTGAACCCAGCTTAGTTATTAATGATACGTTAGGTAATACTACCTTCTTTAAAGACTATCAGGATTATATAAATCAGTTGCAGGTGTTTGGCGCAAACGTAAAAGACCATGCAAGATTAAATGATCAAGAATTTTATTCATGGGATCCACATATTAATTGGGATAAGTTTGTAAATTTTCAAAATTATTACTGGTTGCCTTACGGGCCTGATGTTGTTATAATTCCAGGAGAACAATTAGAAATAGACAGTACATATACAGTTAAGATTGTTGCAGAGTCCGACAATAATGTATATGTGTTCACACCAGATGCAGTTACCCCGAACCCATCTATAAGATTATATAGAGGTCTAACATATCGTTTTCAAATTACCAGCCCATCTAATCCTTTCAGTATTAAAACTGCTAGGACTCCGGGCAGTCAAGATCGTTACGTAACTCCAGGACTAATTGGAAACGGCATTGAAGACGGCATCATTGAGTTTACAATTCCGTACAATTCGCCTGACGTTCTTTATTATGTCAGCGACAATGATATTAATCTAGGCGGTGTGTTTCAAGTAGTGTCGCCTGATGAAAATACTGTATTAGATTTGACTAAGTCATTACTAGGCAAGAAAACATATACATTACCTGACGGAACTCCGTTGACTAACGGTATGAAAGTTTCTTTTTCAGGAGAAGTCACGCCTGCAGAATATTCATCAGGTCAATATTATGTTGAAGGTGTAGGAACTGAAATCAAGTTAATCAACGAAGCATTGTTGGAATTACTAAGTCCATACACACAATCAGAAGCAATATTATTTGACAGTACTCCGTTTGATTCATTACCATTTAGTGACGCAACTTCTCTTGCAGGAAAGAAAGACTATATTATTATTCAACGTAGTGCATCAGATCAAAATCCATGGTCTCGATACAATCGTTGGTTCCATAAAGATGCCATTGAGGCCAGCGCCGCTTACAACGGAAAGATCGCATCCATCGATCAGTCAGCACGGGCAGTTAGACCTATTATTGAATTTGAATCAAACATTAGATTATTCAACTTTGGAACACAAGCAGTCACGGACGTAGATTTAATCGACAGTTTTACGGTAGACATATTTTCTAAAATTGAAGGACAGTTAGGCTACAACATTGACGGTATAAATTTAGCTCAAGGACAGCGAGTTTTATTCACCGCTGATACTGATATTAGAGTAAGAAATAAAATTTACAAAGTAGATTTTTTAATATTAGACGGTGTTCGCCAGATACATTTAGTTGAAGACGGAATCCCATCAATTGATCAAGTTGCATTGATCAGAGATGGAGTCAAAAATAGAGGCGAAATGTATTGGTATAACGGCGACGAATGGGTATTGGCACAACAGAAACTATCTGTTAACCAGCCACCGTTGTTTGACATAGTTGATAAAGACGGCATCAGCTACGGTGATAAATCCACATACGATGGATCAACCTTTACTGGAACAAAATTATTTTCATATAATGTTGGAACTGGTACAGTAGATTCTACATTGGGTTTTGCATTAGATTATAAGAACATCGAAAACGTTGGAGATATTGTCTTTAAGTTTGATCTAGCGTCAGATCAATTCCAATATAAACTTGCTGATACAAACATTGTAGCTAAAAATATCAATGCTGGATACTTGATTAAAACTCCTCAGCCAGACCAGAAAATTTATGTTAACGGCTGGCAAAAATGTAACAGCACTAATATTCAAGCCGCTGTAAGAATTTATAAAGATTCAAATCAAGTTAACAATTTTAATATTGACATGTTTGATAATATTCGTCAGCTAGATGATCTAGTTGTACGAGTTTACGTAAACGGAATTAGATTATCAAAAACAGCATGGACAATGGTATCCAGCGGCTCCTACAAAAAAATTGTACTAGCAACTGACATTAAGGTAACTGATGTATTGACAATCAAAGCATATACTTCGCAACCTGTAAACAGTAATGGCTTTTATGAAATTCCAATTAATTTACAAAATAATCCGCTTAATTCAGAAATACAAGACTTCACGTTGGGTGAAGTAATTGATCATGTAAATTCAATTGTTGAAAATACTCCTAACTTTGAAGGTGTATTTCCAGGCATTAGTAATTTAAGAGATATTGGAAATGTTACCCAGTACGGTACACGATTTGTTCAGCACAGCGGCCCGATAAGTTTAAGTTTATATCATATTACTTCTCAAAATAATAATATTGTTAGAGCTATCGAATCGGCCCGCGATAATTATACTAAATTTAAACGTAATTTTATCTCAGTAGCAGACTCTATTGGGGTAGACAGCGATCCTGTTAGACAGGTTAATTTAATTTTACAAACTATCAATAAAGATAAGCCTTCAAACTTTCCTTATTATTTTAGTGATATGCTTGCTTATTCTGGATCTATCCGCAGTGATCTAACGGTTATCGACTTCAGAATTAAAACTTATCCGTTGAATGGTTCTTTTGACTCAGCAACATTGTCCAACAAAGCAGTATTGGTGTACTTAAATCAAGAACAGCTATTGTATAAGAAAGAATACACGTTTGATGATCAAGGGTTTGTCAACATACTTGCAGATATCGAAACTGGCGATAGTATAACAATTTACGAATTTGAAAATACTAACGGTTGTTTTGTCCCACCAACTCCTACTAAGTTAGGAATTTGGCCAAAGTACGAGCCAAAAATTTATCTGGACACTAGTTTAGTCACTCCTCGCACTGTGATACAAGGCCATGACGGTAGTTTAATGTTGGCTTATGGCGACTATCGAGATAATTTGATATTAGAATTGGAAAAACGAATCTATAATAATATTAAGATTGATTACGATCCGTCAATTTTTAATATTCATGATTTTATCCCAGCTTACAATCGACCAACAGATTACAGCCGCGAAGAATTTAATGAAGTGTTATCTTCTAACTTCTTCACTTGGTCTAGTTTAATTGATAAAGATTTTACAAAATCACTAAGTTACGATAGAAACAATAGTTTGACATTTAACTATCGAGATTTATCAACACCTGACGGTGCAACACCTTTGCCAGGTTACTGGAAAGGAATTCATCGCTGGATGTTAGATACAGATCGTCCAAATCTATGTCCTTGGGAAATGTTAGGATTTAGTGAAGAACCAACTTGGTGGCAAGATTTATACGGTCCAGCGCCGTATACCAGTGATAATTTAATTTTGTGGAATGACATCGCCGAAGGTTTAATTAGAGAGCCAGGTGTTCCACCACGTCGAAACAGCCAATATGCAAGGCCTTATATTGCAGATCATATTCCCGTTGACAGCAACGGAAATATCGTGAGCCCGCTGACTTCTGGATTAGCAACTGGCACTATTACCAGCACAACTGCCGGAGATTTTGTATTCGGTGATGTTAGTCCAGTTGAATCGGCATGGCGCAGAAGCAGTCACTATCCATTCAGCATGTTAATAACTTTCATGTTATTACAACCATCTAAAACATTAGGTTTAGCACTAGACAGGTCTCGAATTTTTAGAAATCGAGCCGGACAATTAGTGTATAGAGATACTGGATTGCGTATTAGACCTCAAGATGTTGCATTGCCTAGTATCTTTTCAAGTCCAACTGATGTGAGAACATCGGGCATTATAAACTATGTAACAGATTATATCTTAAGCGATAATTTAAAATCTTATGCCGAATATTCTTCAGATCTTGTGAATATTAAAGCCCAGTTAAGCCATCGTATTGGATCGTTTACCAGTAAAGAAAAATTTAATTTATTGTTAGATAGTAAAACACCTCTGACATCTGGCAGCGTGTTTGTTCCGCAGGAAGACTATGACATTGTTCTTAACACTTCAAGTCCAATTAAAAAAATTACATATAGCGGAGTAATTATTACTAAGCTAGCAGATGGATTTGTTGTTAGAGGTTATAGTAAAACACAGCCTTATTTTAAATATTATCCGTTTACTAAAACAGGTGTGATGATTAACATTGGTGGAATATCGGAAAGTTTTAGTATATGGACAGTTCGAACTCAATATGCAGCCGGCAAAGTTGTGTCGTTTGCAAATAGATATTATAGAGTTAATGCTTTACATACCACAACTGAATTGTTCAACCCGGCGTTGTATGAGTTACTACCGGCATTGCCTATTATTGGCGGTAGAGATGCTTATATTCGTCAGGCATGGGACAGAGATTCTGAACTTACTGTACCGTATGGAACTAAATTTAAAACAGTTCAAGATGTAGTAGACTTCTTGTTGGGCTACGGGGAGTATTTAAAAGATCAAGGTTTTATATTTGATGACTATAATTCTGAATTAAATGCAATTACTAATTGGGAAACCAGTGCTAAAGAATTTATGTTCTGGACTACACAGAATTGGTCAACCGGTGATGACAAGTGGGAAGAGTGGTCGCCTGATCAGCCAACACTGTTTGGATCTATTGTTAGATATAACGGAGATTACTATCGTGCAATTAGAACTTTAGAAGCTGGTCCTATTTTCGATGCTGAAGATTTTGTCAAATTAGACGGACTAAGTTCTATTGGTAGCAGTGTTATTAGTTTAAGTCCTGCCGCCGCAAGATTAACATTTTCAACTCCGTTATGTGTTGTTGACGATATTCGTAATCCGTTTAACAAATATGAAATTTTTAAAGTTGACGGGACTCCGATCCAACCTAACTTTTTAAATAATTACAGAGAAGATAATGCTGTGAGTTATACTCCAGTAAATGATGCTATCTACGGTGCCACTTTTTATCTAGTACAAAAAGAACAAGTAGTTGTATTAAAAAATACCACACTATTCAACGACACTATATACAATCCTCCAAGCGGTTACAGACAAGAGCGAATCAAAGTTTCCGGCTACATCAGTAGTGACTGGAAGGGCGATTTTAATATTCCCGGTTTTATATTTGACCAGGCTGTAATATCAGAATGGGAAATGTGGAAAGATTATGCACTAGGTGATATTGTACGATTTAAACAATTCTATTACAGTGCAAATAAATTTATATCAGGTAACCAGACATTTAATTCAGTAGATTGGATTAAGTTAGATTCAAAACCTCAAGCACAAATATTACCAAACTGGACTTATAAAGCTAATCAGTTTGAAGATTTTTATAGCCTAGATAGTGATAATTTTGACGGTTCACAACAAGCAGTTGCCCAGCATTTAATTGGATATCAGAAACGTCAATATTTGTCTAACATCATTAAAGATGATGTGAGCGAATTTAAATTCTATCAAGGATTAATTGTTGAAAAAGGAACACAAAATGTTCTTAACAAACTGTTTGATGTTCTAAGTGCAGACGGGCAAGAAAGTATCACCTTCTACGAAGAGTGGGCATTGCGTGTAGGACAATATGGTGCTAATGCATCTTTTGAAAATATTGAATTTATAATTGATGAACAGGAAGTTAAAAATAACCCACAGGGCTTTGAACTAGTAAATCAAAAGAACAGCGTTAGTCCAGATTTTATTTCAAGACAAACTCCTAACGATGTATACTTAAAACCTATTGGTTATAACAACAATCCGTGGCCAATCTCAGCTAACAAAAATCTTTATTTAAGAACCCCGGGTTACGTCAGATCTAGTGATGTAAAACTTACACTTAGAAGTATAGACGATATTTTAGATCAACCCGTATCTGATTTTAAAGATGGCGATTATGTATGGGTTGGATTTGAAGGTAGAGAATGGAATGTTTACAGATACACTAACTTAAATGTTACTGTAACTAATATAACTTATCGTGACGGATTGGCAACAATAACATTAGAAAATAATATTGACTTGCCACCAGGAACAGTAATCGCCATAGACCAAGCATCTGAGTACAACGGATTTTTTAAAGTCTCTTCTACTTTAACTAATGTAATTAACTTTAATGTATCGTTTAAAGTTCAGCCAAAAGAATTTAAAAACTTAGATACTGTGGTTATTGCTAAACTATCTAGTCAGCGAGCAAGCTCAATAGATGTCGCAGATTCAGTGTTCCCTTCAAGATTGGTACCGGGAGAATTATTGTGGACTGATGATATAGGTGACGGCAAATGGGCCACCTTACAGCATACTCCAGCATACTCTTCTGTAGAGATTTCAAATACCTCGCTGAGTGAAGGACTAAATTACGGTCGTCAACTTCTGTTAAGTCCAACAGGCAACTTGGCAGTGGTATCCACTGCCGCTGGTGAATTGATAATATACGATAAAGCAGGACCTACTGCACCTTGGTTACAACGTCAAACAATAACAGCTCCATTTATATCTAAAGATCCAGGATTTGGTAACAATCCAACACCTGATAGTTTCACAGGGGATGTATTAGCTATATCGTCTGACGGACAATGGTTAGCTACTGGAACCCCACTTGCCGGTAAAAATGTACTGGGCATTGATAATAATGTTGTTAGTTTTGGTGTGTGTAGTACTTACAAAGGTGTATGGTCTTCTGTCACCAATTATGTAGTAAATGATATTGTTTTAAGAAATTCAGTGCCTTATAAGGCAATAGCAAATTCGACAAATCGATCTCCAGAAACTTCTAATATTGTTCCTATCAATACAATTTTATCTGGAACAAACGTGACAGGCACCGGCACAGGTGCCACATTTAATATTTCAGCTAACGGATCAAATTATAATGTATCTGTAAATCTAGCAGGAACTGGTTACGCTGTAGGTAATTTAATAAAGATTCCAGGATCGTTACTGGCAGGA